GCCTGCCGCAAAGCAGGCGTCTGTGGAGAACAATACGACTAAGCCGAAAGCAGGAAGCCGTCTGCGTAGAAGTGCGAGTTCTGATTGCGAACCTCAAGGGTCATCGCGCCGTAGACCGCTCGCGGATAATACGCGCCGCCAACCGTGAGGTTGTCGATAACCGTCGGCGCAATAAGCATTGCGACCTTCAGTTTCTCGGGGCGTATAGCCAGGATGCGGCCGGTAGCGTCGCCAGCCTGCTGGATATAGCGATGTTTGTGAATGGTGATGGTACCCATCGAAGTCTCGAACCGCGTAACGGTGCGGACGACTTCGCGGATATCAGGGATATTCACAACGCTATTCTGCTTCTGGACGAAGTTGTCAGTAACGCGCTTCATGATGCCACCGACATAAAGATCGGTTGCAACATCGCCGTTGCTGCTCGCCCAACAATTTTCCATGAGGCCGTCCAATATCGTAGCTGAAAATACCGTGCCAGAGGTCTGGGACGTGTAGTTCGTGGACTGCGATATCGCGGCAATGATGCCTGCCATCTTCGCCACCGTGCCCGACACGCCCGAAGTGAGCGTGGAACGAACGAGGTCGAACTCAAGGCCGTTGGAAAACTCGACAAGAGCTTTCCGGGTCTGGCGTTCAAGTTCGTTCTCGCCGGTGAAGTGAGAGACAGCGACCTGCGGACGGGTGACGCGAAGCGGCTGCGCCATTTCCTCGACGATGTTCGTGAGGAGGCTCGGCGTCGTACGAGTAGAGAAGGTGAAGTCCTGTCCCTGCTCGGTAGCGAGCGAACCTGCCGTGGCGTAGGTGTCCGTCATGTACGAGTGAACCATCGCAAGAGCCTGCGTCTTTCCCAAAAGGGAATAGATGCCGTCTTCCTTCGCGGTGATGTACTCGATGGCGTCACGCACAACATCGGTAACGATGCTGGAGTCGCCGTAGGTCTGTAATACGGCTGTTTGAGCCATAGTTAGTGAGACTAGGAGAGATTTTCAGCAATGGCCTTGGCGAACACACCGGCAACGTCAGAAGTAGAACTACCCTGAGCGTTGGCGATCGTGCGGGCCTCGTCCGTTATTGATTTGTCTGCTCCTAGCCGTGAGTTAGAAGCGACAACAGATTTGGTCTGGGCAACCTTATCTGCCACTTCCGCTTTCCCGAAATAGGTCTTGAACGCCTCCGACTGCACAACCTCGGAAAGAGGCTTGCCATTGCGCATTGCTGCGATGACGGTCTCATGCCCCTTGTATTGTGGGTTGGTGGCGAAAAATACCTGTTCTTCGAGCGATTGAACCTGAGCTGCAAGGGCTGGATCAGCGACGGGAGCGGGGTTGGCCGCATCTATCTTTTTACCGACGTAGCTCTTCGTTTCCTTTAGAGCTGCGAGTGCTGTTGGCTTGTCCTTGTAGTTCGTTCCGAGGTGCTGGTTCAACTCGGCAAGCGAAAGGGTGTCAACAACATTCTCCCCGCCTACTGCTGGTGTCAATTGAGCACCATCAGGGACGGTCGGTGAGGGATTGTTGTTTGGATCGTTATCCATAGTAATTCTGTGTCTAGTAAGTAATGTCAGGGCTTCGTCGACCTTCAGAGCCCCGCGTGAACCTCCAGCAGAGGCTTGCGCGGATATCCGACTACGGCCTGATAATGAATCCGTCGTCCTGTGCGTTAGTGGCGGCCTCCTTAGCCGCGGCATGACCTTCGACCATGCCGGTAATCTCCTTGAGAAATTCAAAGAGTAATCCAGCGGCCATCTTGCGCGCTTTAATGGCAACTACTGCCTTTTCAGCTTCGTCGTCGTCTATGTTGGCGATGTTTTGCAAATCGAGAATTTTGTCGCCGATGAGCTTTGAGGCGATAGACCATCCGCGTGATGCGGTCATGTTGACCAGCTCCTCGCCGTCGCTCAAAACCTTCTGTGTTTCTTCGTCAGTTTTCATCGTAGTGGTACGTTAGCTGCCTGTGAGGCCTGTTGAAGCTGAGCCAAGCCGGGCACGCCCTGCGGCGCTTGACCTGGCGCTCCGGGCATTGGCGGTCCTTGCATGGGCTGTTGGTTCGCTTTCGGCTGGCCCAATCCCAAAAGGTCAAATATCTCCTTCACGATATCCTGCTGATACTGCGGAGCCGCGGGCATGAGGCTAATGAGGTTCTGCACGGTCATAGGGACGTCCATCTCCTCGTTGGTAACTTGCACGCGGGTCTCCAGCTCCTTGGCTACAATCTCATCGAGTAGCTTGATGAACAGGTCGCCCTTGGAAAGTTGCTCCCGCGCGATGTCGATCGCCTGCTGAAACTCCTGCGGGTCCGGCAAATACCCCTGTGCGTAGTGCTGATGGAGCGCATGTTGCGCGCGGTTGGTAACGATAGTCTCTATGAGTTGCTGGAATTTGTCGTCGTCGGTCGTGAGGCGGACCACCGTATCGGCATCCAATTCTTTGGCGAGGATGGGCAATGCGTGACGGTCCATCCATCGCTGGAGGAAGTACCCGAGCTGGTCTTTGATGATTGAGAAGCCGGATTTAGCGTTCTGGTTCTGAATAGAAGCGTTGGTTGCTGGAGTAGAGGAGGGAAGGGCCTCGCCGGTCACAACGTCAAAGGCATTGGTGAGCCGCTCGCTGATGGAGTTGATAACATCTTCGTCCTTGTAGCTCGTCGCTCCGATCTCCTGCACGACAAACTGCTGAAGGTCTTCGAGGTTTTGAAGCGGAATAGCGCCGTTGGATTGGAGGCGCGCGATCATGCCGGGTGTGATGCCCGCGCCTTTACGGTACTTGAAGATGCCAAGCTGTGATATGCGGGAGCGGTTAATGCGGACGTTAAAGACAATGTTGGCGTAGATTTGCAGGGTCAGTAGTCGCTCGGCAATGCCAAGGCCATACCAGCGGTTCGGAACGCGCGTGTACCAACACTCCTCGTAGGGTTTAAGGATATTCCCTTCGCTGTCCTCTTTGATATTGCCCTCGATGAGGTGGACGCGTTCTTTGCCGGGCGTATCGAGGCCAGACACAACGATATGTCCCTCCACCTCCTCATTGGAATCCGCTTTCTCACCCGTAATGAGGCTCTTAGGGATTTTGCCCCAGCACTCATACACGTCGAGCATTTTGACGTTAGAAAAGCCGCCTGAGCGATTGCCCCACATCGGGTCAATGCGTGGGACGCCCATAGGTACGTCCTTGCGGATGCCTTGCGTGTTAATCCAGCCGTTCATGGCCTGGATTTCCTCGGGGAACATGAGGCTACGTTCAGTGAAGCGGTATGCCTGCTGAATGCTCGGCGTGGTGGGATCGAGGTAGCAGTTGAGTAGATTAACGCGGGTGAATTTGAGCTTCCCGTTTTCTTCCCATGTCTTCCAAACAGCGGTCCCGTAGATGGCCAGGTCGCGCTCGAAATCGTCAAGCGCCTGCCCGAAGTTCATCTTATCGAGCTTGTCTTTGACGAAAGCCCGTGTGAGGTCGGTTACTCCGTACCCGTTATCGTTCTTGGCCTGGAAGGTGATGTCTTTGGTGTCGAGGTCGATATTCTTGATGACCGCTTCAACGTTGATGAACGTAAGTGGATACCAAACCTTTTCCTGGTTGGTCGCCGGGTCTATCGGCTGGTCAAAAACGCCGTAATAATTCTTTTGGAGAATGCGCAGGAGTTGCCGCATCTTGAACGCGACGCGCTCGGTGATGAAAGCGGTTGCGGTCTCCCACCGCTGCCGTTCCATACGAACGATGCTGATAGCCTCACGCTCAATATCCGCATTGCGTTTCTTTGTTGCTTTGCTCTTGCGAGCCATAGCGCCATTGAACAAAAACAGCGCTAGTCAAAGCAAACTTAGTTGTAACGCGTGGCGTACAATTCAACGTCGTGGTCGCCATCTAACATGCGTTCTATCCGGTTCTTCGGCTTCTCCCCTAATGGATCGCGCACATTGTCTACGGCCAATGCGAGGGACATAACCCGGTCGTCATGCATCCCATCAGGGACGGCCATTGTGAGACGCGACTTCCCTGTTTGACTGTTCGTCACTAATCGCCAAGCCACCGCCTCAAGCTCGGACACAAGGCCAGAGTCATTGGGTATTTTGATGCGATCCTGCTCTAGGAGCATTGAAAGGTTGAGCAAGAGGTTGGCCCGGCGCTGCTCGGTGAATTTCACGGCTCCTTCGGCGTCGATGTTGAGACCTTTCTGCGTAAGACGCTCAACAATTGGATCCCCGACACCCGTAGCGTCCACCTTCAGGCGCGCGCTGTTAAAGCGATACGCCAATGCTTCAATGCGGGCCTCCTGCACATTCCAATCGACCTGATTAAATCGCTCCTGCGAATGCACATTGAAGGTATTGAGGTTAAAAGGGGTGAGGACGGTCCAATCCTGGTACTTGGCCAGGTCCACACCCAACTGGTACGAATGCTCGGGGTCGAGCTCCAATTCGCCTTGGTAGGTGTTTTCCCGAATGCGTCTGAAAACCTGCCCGGCGCCGTCGATGAATTTGCAGTAATACTCCTGCTCGAAGATCGCTTGCGGCGCTTCCCTACGCTCGGCCTCTAGTGCCTCGGCAGGAATGGCGTGCGTGTCATCAACCGTGAGTATCTCGGCAAACCATGTGGGGTCGTCCTTGGCCTTCTGGAGCATCTCCCATGCGTGGTTCTTGCTGCGAGACGTACCATTGAAGATAACCCAGCCACCGTTGGCCGCTAGGATCGGACGTAGATAATCCCACGCTGAAGGTGAGGATATCGGCCATTCTGAAAAGACGACGCCGATGGGGTTGGTCCCGACTCCGCTTTCTTTGAAAACATCTGCGCCAATAAGTTGGATAATCGAGCCGTTGATAAGCTCAATTTTCAACTCGGTCGCATTGGTCCCTTTGATAAGTTCTCTCGGAATGTGATCGAGCATCCGAAAGCCATCATTGTCGATGTTGTCCCAAATGACTTTCTTGGCTTGCGAGTAGGTGGGTAAGAGATAAAAATAGGTGCCGACCTTTTGGGCCGCACAGCGCACCATAAAATTGAAACAAGTTTTGTCTTTGCCGCTCCGACGATGCCAGAAGATAATGGCGCGTTTTATTCCGCTATCAAGCGCTTTCAGTAGTGGGAGCTGATACGACCTCGGTTTGAACCGGTGCGGTAGTTGAATTTTCATACATGATTGGCTGCACCGTTATTTTATCACCTTTGCTGGTGATATCGGTTTCGGTCTTCTCACTGTAGCCGTGATTGGCAAGCATCAACTTTGTGATGGTCGGATTGAAAATGCTCGTGAGGCCATTGTGCACAAGCTCACGTTCTTGTTTTGCCTTCAAATCCTCTAACGTGTCCGAAAATTCAGGGTATGCCTCGGCCCATTTGTACAAAGTCGAGCGAGCGACGCCTAACACGAGGCTCAAACCCGCCACTGACGGCACGATGTCTTCGTAGGTGGTTGAGTGCTCGATATAGTCTTGCGCTTTGGCAAGCATCTCTGCGTCGTACTCAGTTGGCCGTCCGGCAGTCATAATTGATTTTAGGGAAATAGGTGGTTTACGAAGGCCTCCGCTGCTTCGGGGTCTAAAGAAAGGGTACGGCCTCGGGCGTAGTCAAAGCAATTAGGACAGCGGGTGCCGAAGTCCACAAGCTTGCCGCAGTCAGTGCAACGAGGGTGAAATCCTAGAACGGGCTTGGAGCCGCTTCTGAAATAGCGCAGTGCAACGACGCGGGAAATCGAGCGACTCTGAGGAAAGTAGTATCGTCTCAATGTCGCGTAGGAGATGCCGTAGCCTGTTGCAAGGTGGTGTCGTTGAAGCTTGCCAATAGTTTGTGAGACGTAGATACCTATTCGGAGCGTGTCAGCTTGGATAGGGTCGAGTTTCATTCCATCATTGTATCAGCCAGAAACCCGACGCCTTGAAAGAGCGTTTTCCACAGCTTTTTGCCGCGTCCGTTTTTGTTTGGTCCTTTGGAGGTTGGGCGCGATTTCAGTTTCGAAGAATTACAAGCATTTCAAAGGCTTTAAAGACCCAAACCCGCTGGGGTTGGAGTAAGCCCGTGTCGAACGTTATTTGGTCTTTCATTTGATGCGCGAAAGCTGCGTATCGGTGCCCTTGACTCCGTAGCCGGGAGGTGGGTCTATTAGTTTGTTGCACCGAACCACTAAGTTTTTTTGGTGAGAGGTGTGACATGACTGACCCTTCCATCTTTATCCGCTTCGGCGAGTTCCAGGCAGGCGCCTTTGGGCTTGCCGGGATTATCGCTCTTGTGTTGCTTGCCGCCTTGGCGGTAGGGGCTCGATGGCGTGGGCTCCTATGAGAATGCCCGGCAGACGGGCATGAAGGCGGTGGTGATGAGTTGGAGGATTGCCGCCGAGCCTGCACATGAGGCGGCAATGCCGTTGTAGATGGCTTGCTTGCGAGCAACTGTATTCAAGCTGTCCCAGGTAGGCGGTAGGCGCGAAACCCAAGCCGCGGCAAACCACCAACCGGCCGCCCCGATCGCCAGCAAAGCCGTTAAAATTTCGAATATCGTTTTGAGATTGCAAACGGACATAAGATCGCTCCCTAGAGCCCCAATAGTTGCACGTCTTCAATTGAACGCACAACCGCATATAATGCTCCGGCTTTCTCGGCACTAACCTGAAATTCTCTCTGCTCGGGCGTTTGATATGAGCCCGGGCGCTTCACCTCCAAAAAGTAGGGTCGGCCGACGTGCACAACGATGATGTCGGCAACGCCACGCATGGCGTACTTAGGCATACGACGGAAGCTCCAGCCTTCTGCGCCCTTTTGTACTGTCGGTGACGTATTTTGGCGCCAGAAAAAATGCTTACGAAGCGCTAGGTAATCACAAATTGCCGACTGAATTTCACTTTCGAGCGGTATCTTGCGGCGCAATGCCGAGCGTTCCATACTCCTATAAAGTTTAACACGCGGATTTCAATATGGATTGGCTCCAATTCATCGCAAGCCTTGTTAGCTCGCTGGCGTGGCCCGCGTTATTGGCCTTTTTCCTTTGGCTTGTTCGAAAGCGAATAGGTGGTCTTCTGTCGCGAATGATTGAACTGCATCTGCCGGGAGGTGCAAAAGCAGTTTTTGCTCAAGAGCTTGATAGAGGGCGCGATGCACTTGAAAAGATTGAATTTAAAGTAGTTAGAAGAGCAAGGACGCGCGATTCTCTTCCGCTAGATTTTCAAACCACGCAAGAGGAGACAAAAGAAAGTCCTCAGTGGGTCATAGCCCTTGCGTACACTGATATTGAGGCGCTGTTGAACGAAGCAAAAGAGAAACTGCACCTGTCATCCCGAATGCCCTACACCGCCGTAATCAAGGCTCTTGTCCAAAAGGGGTACGTTGAAAATGGCGCGTTAGAACTTTTTGAAAGCTTGCGTCGAGCTAGGAATGCAGTTGTGCACGCGTCCTCTCGCGAGGTCACGGTTGGAG